ACCGCCACCGCCGCCGCTGCCTGCCGGTCCAGTTGGGCCTGTCTGCCCTGCGGCGCCTGTCGGCCCGGTCACAGCTGATGCGGCACCTGCCTCGCCTGCGGCACCAGTCGGACCGGTAGGGCCAGTCACTGTTGATGCAGTGCCAGCCTCGCCCGTTGCCCCAGTTGGGCCGGTCGCTCCAACGCCGCCACTTCCCGCAGGCCCAGTTGAACCAACTGCGCCCGCAGCGCCTGTCGGCCCGGTCACAGCTGATGCGGCACCTGCTGGGCCCGTAGGCCCAGTGGCTCCACCAGACGCAGAAGCAGGCGCCCACGCCGTGCCGTTCCAAGCCGCAACCTGACCGGTTGCTGCGTTGCTTTGTGTCAGCGCACTAAGTGCGTGCGTGTGACCGACGTTCGATTTTGCAATCAACGCATCCGTTAGGCCGGCAATGCTCGACTGGGGAACGTTGAACAAGATGAGCGAGCCGTTTGAGACACCAAATCCCGTGCCGTAAGACAACCCGATTGATGCCTCTGAACTGGTTCCCGAGTTGGTGATAGGGGCAACGACACTAATGACGCCTGCCGTTCCCGTGGCACCCGTGGCGCCGACGCTTCCCACCGCGCCCGTAGGCCCGGTTGCGCCGACTGTCTGCAACTCGGCCCAAGTCGTCAGGTCAGCGCCCAATTGATAGATGGCATCATCTGCCTCAACGAACACCAGCATTCCGGCTTCAAGGCGGGCGGATGGGATTGCGTCTCTATCCGCAGTCGTTGCGACGGTTCGATATCCGCCTTTGCCGTAGCGAGCTTCGTGCGACGGGTGAACGTCCGTCGTGTCGAATGGCACGACTGGCGCAATCACGTTTGTGCCCGGTATGCCGCTCACGACACCACCACCTTTGCGTTACCCGTGATGGCATAGGTCGAGCGGTAAATCGTGTAGCTGGCAGCTGACTGTGACGGGAACGTGATAGACCGCGTCGTTGTCTGCCAGGCCGTGGACACAAGCCCGTTGATTGTGAACGTTGGCGCACCGAACGAGCCCGGCAGCACGAAATAGAGGTACTGAGACGCTGGCGTCAGCGTCCGACTCTGTGCATTGCCGCCGGCCATATCGCTGGACAGCAAGTCTTGAATCTGCTGGTCGGTCAGCAACGTGAGATTAGAAACGCCCCAGTACCGCTGTTTCAGCGTCGGCGTTGCTTCAACGCTCTTGTCAGTGGCAATCGTGTGGATGCGGACCATTTGCCGGAAGGGATCGGCGTAGCGAAAGACTGGCATTCCCTGTGGCGTTGATACCTCATAGGTCAAATCGACGCCGTCAATCGTCTGCACGACACGGTCATGCCGCCGCGGATCACCGAACGGCAGCGCCGACGCCTTGATAATGAAGTCACGAGATTGCCACATCTCAATGACGCCGTTTTGATTCTGCGCCTCAAACGTCGAGCTACCCACGGTGGCCCGCAGCTGCGCATAGCTGTTGCCACGGTGATAGGTGCACAGCGTGGACACGGAGTCCGACAGCCGGTTGGCCAGCCATTCCGCGCCAGTCTGGAGAAGGTCGGACACGGGGCACCTGTAGACGCACGGCCCCCAGAGCCGCGCGCAATGCGCAGCGGCTACTGGGGGCTTGCGTGGGAACGAAACTACTTGTTGAGGAGCACGTGCACCGACGTATCACCGGCCGCACGGGCCTTGGCCAGCTTGCCGGCGGCAACGCCGGTCGAAGCATGGGCCACGCCAGACGTGGCATACCAGTTGATGGCCGAGCCCTGAGCGCCGGTCGCGCCGGTTGCACACGGCATTGACCACACGCCCTCAACCGCCAGCGCGCCGAGCGCGTTGGCAGCAATCGGACGCGGGGCAACCGCGACCATCGCACCGATCACGACAACCTCACCGGCCGCAACAGCGGAGCCCGGCGTGTAGTCGAGGACATCACCGTCTTGAACATACGAAGCCATTTGGATCACCTACTTTCTGGGAGAGAGTTAAAGAGTGCCCAGCGGGCCGGCACAATCACCGGCCCGCTGGGCGATTAGGTCACGTCGCGGAATCGCACTTCACGCCGGCGAGGTACTCGGCCTGGCTCACGCCGAAGTCGAAGTAACCACGCATCTGCACGCCAAGCGTGTTGAAGTCGGCTTCCGCCGTCTCCACCACGGGCGACTGCACGCCGTTGAGGAATGCAACCTCCATGACCGGCAGATCTGCCGGCGAGGCAAGCAAGTAGTAGTCGGTCGTGTTGGTGAGGTACACCGACGACACGACTTCGTACCGACCCGCCAGCACGTTGCGATCCGGCTGCCCGGTCGTCGCACCGCTCTGGATGAGGCTGCTGCCCATCAGTTCAGCGGCCGCAAGTTCGAGGTCCGGCGGCACAAGCAGGATGCGCGGGGTCACCGCGACCGGGTTGCCATCAGGATCGGAAAGCTTGCGGAACTTGGTGGCAAGCGCCTTCAGATTCGCCAGCGACAGCGCCAGCGAACCCGACGACAGGTTGCCACGGCCAGCCGTGAAGAACGACGCATCGTCAACAAACGCTGCCCAGAAAACATCGTTGAGCTTGAGCGCACCGCCGCGGCCAATCCGCTGCGGAACCGCCGTCAGCGCACCGAGATCATCGTTGATGAGATCGGTACGGGTCACGCTCGTCATGATGCCGTAGGTGTCGGCACTGATGGTCCGCGACTCTTCTGAAGCCGCAGCGTTCTTGAGTTCGCCACCGTTGGCGACCTTGTCGAACTTGAAGCCGCCGTTGAGACGGTACGAAGTCAGCGTCTTGAAGTCGTTGACGCTGCGGACCGACGAGATGGACCGCCACGCGGACTCAACGCTGTCGAAGCCCGCCAGCAGGAACTTGTTGGCAGTGTTGGACAGGATGCCGCTGATGCTGTGCGTGGCCCACGCGGCAGCAAGGATCGGACGCAGGGTCGCGGCCGAAATCTTGCGGCTGCCTTCGTAGCCATTGGCCACGGCAGCCTGCACCAGCACCTCACCAAGGGACAACTCGCGGCGTGCCTTGTGGGCCGCCTCAAGCGTCTTGGCGTCGTAGGTCTTTTCGACGTTGGGCAGTCCGCCCTGCAGCGCGAAAGACGCCTCAATCACTTCCGACGTGACCGGCGCCGGGCTGGCGACGTGCACGGCCGGCGCAACGGGCCGCTCGTCGCGGGTCGCGTTCAGCTTTTCCATTTTCTCGACTTTCTGGGTAAGGGTTTCAATCTGGGCCTTGAGACCGGCGGTCTCATCGACCTTGGGGGCCTCCACGGCGACACTCGCCGTGGCTTCCACGACAGGCGCCGTAACCGGCTCCTCCGCGGGCGTCTTGGTGGCGTTGTCCGCCATGATGGTTTCTTCCTCCGCGGCTTCCGCCGCGATGGCAACGCTGGTCTCTGCATCAGCGCCTAAGGTCACGAAAGAAACCTCCCGCAGAGAGGAGGCTTTGACGATTCGCACCGGCCCAACATGGGCAGTGCCGTTGACGGTGGTAACGGCATCGGCGTCAACCTTCTGGTGCCGGCGCACGTCAGCGCCGACGGATGCCTGCCACTGATAGCCACGCTCTGCAAGCGCGAGCACCTGGCGGGCCGTGTCGTTGTCCGCGAGGATCTCGCCCTCAACGATCAGCTTGCCGGCCTCAACGCGAACGCTGTCGGTCTGGCCAAGGATGCTGCCGAGTGCGTAGTCGTGGCCCAGAACAATTGGCAATTTCTGCTTGAACTGCATTCCGGCCAGATCGATCACGACCGGCTCACGGGACCAGCCCTGACGGATCTGCGAACCGGTGTATGCCTCAATTGAAAACCGCTTCGGCGCCACAGCGGCATCGCCATCGGCGGCCGACAGGAACGTCACGCGGGTATCAAGTTCAATGCGATTCATGCGAACTCCCAGATGCTTTCAAGGTCGTCGGTTTCGTATTCGCCTACCCAGTTCATGCGGCCTCCACTGGGTCGCCGTTTTCGTCCAGTTGCCCGCCGTAATTGGTTTCGGGCGAAAGATCGACCATCAATCCAAGTTCCTTTTGCAGCGCAACTTCCGCCGCACGCTGCCGCAGTTCAACGTCCCACTGCTTGCCCTGCTTGGCGTACTCAGCCGCCAGCGTCGTGGTGTGCGTCCGCAGCCGGGTTTCGGCAGCGTTGGCTTCCTTGGCAGGGTCAACGTGGTCTTTGCCATCCCACTGCCACGACCAATCCCACTCCGAGAACGGCGGCAGATCGCCGGGCAGAATCCCGGCCAGCGTGGCCTCGTTTACCCAGGCCGACAGCACGCGGTCGAGCATCACCCGCTCGAGCGTGTCGCGGTCAACCCGCTGGTTGATCGCATACACCTGATGATCCATGCGGCCGGATGCGTAGTTGTAGGACGACGAATCCAGCGCTGCGACGTTGTAGGGCAGCTGCAGACAGCGGGCGATTTCGTTGAGGATCTGACGAACGAAAGCCGGATACTGCGTGGTCGGCTGTTCCGCCTTCAACTGCGAAACGTCCCAGCCTTCCGGCAGCGTCACCATCGCCCGTTTTTCAATGGGCATTTCGGCAAACGCTTCGACTTCGTCCACCTCTGCGGCCGGCGAATTGCTGTGGATGAAAGCCGCGAAATCGGCGGCTGTCTCGGCAGCGGCAATCACTGCTTCCGTGTAGCGGCGCAACTGGCCAAACAACTTCAGTGCCGGCGCGACTTCTGGAACGCCACGGTGTTGGCCTGGGCGGATGACGCGGAACCAATGCACCATCTGGTTGGCCGGCACCCGCTGGAACTGCAGATTGTTGACGCGGTAGTTGCTGCCAGGGTGGAAGTTCAGCACTTGGTAGGCGACGACGTTGCCGACGGCGTCGAACTCAAGGCCGTCAACGACGTTGCCTTCCGGCGTGATCGTCTGCCGCATCAACTCCGTTGGCGTGGCAACCATCTCGGCTTCGACCAACCGCACGTCGAGTTGCACGCCCGGCAGTCGCGGATTCGAGATCATCAGCGCGAACGCTTCGCCGTCCACGACAACGGCTTCCCGCATGGTCCTGAGCTTGCCGGGCAGATCAATCTGCCAGCCCCAGTCGAAAAACGCCCGTTCCACCAGACGGTCAACGTCCTGGCTGCCGCTGTTGAGTTGCAGCCGCGGCCCGGTGCCAACCAGATCGTTGGCGAGCGTGGCAGAGATGCCGGCCAAATAGCTGTTGTTCGACCGCTCATAGCGGGCCCGGTTTCGCAGCGTCTTGCGGATAGAAGGCGACAGGGCAGCGTCAGCAGCAAACGCATCAGCGTTGGCCCAGTGCCTGCGGTCGTCGCCCGACTCGGCAGCGTCGAACTTCGCGCGGACGCGAACCGGCACCGGCTGCGGTGCAGGCCGAGACTTCGCCCAGAGGTTGCCGAACAGACCCATTCAGATGGTTCCCGGCGGAATCAGCTTGTTGAACCGCAGACCACGCCGCGTGTTGTTCGCGGACGATGTCGCGGCGTTTTTGCCCGACAGGTACTTGTCGGCCTCAATCATGTCGGCCAACGATTGGGCTTCGACTTCGCCGGCATCAGTGCGAACCCGCCGCGGGCCCTGTGCCGTTTCGCTGATCTTGTCGCGCAGTTCGTCGCTCATATCAGCGACGCTAACGGAACGCACCCGCTTGTCGGCAGTGGGTGTGGCTACGAACCAAGCCGCTTGACGGCGATGACACGGCGGCCGTCTGCGGTCTTTGGTATCTCGACCTTTCGCCGTTTCCGTCCGCCGGCCTCAGTCGCCACCGGCTGGACGCCTGCGATGCTGGCAGCGACCGCAGATCCGACAAGGCAGTC